GTATCCACCCCCACCATCACATACGGATTGCGGGACATCGCGATTCCGCGATATAGGGAAAACCGAATGTACGGAAACGCAAGGAAGAAACGGGCAAAACGGCTGCCGAACTACGACTACGATCTCATCTTTGCCTGGATGACATCGACCGGCGCGACCCCTGCGCAGGCCGCGGCGAAATTCGCTGGCCGGGTCGGCACGATCCAGGCAGCGGTCTACCGGGAGAGCAAGCGGCCGAGCAACCGTCTCGCGAAGTGGGCCCCAGGGATCCCGTCTGGCGAGGGGATGCCTGAGCCCGACGCCTCGGGGCCTGGCGGCATCGGCCTGAGGCCACCACGAGGCCGGAGCAGCAGACCGCCGGAGGACGACGACGAGACCGACTACTCGGGCCTGAGCCCTGAGGAGTACCGGGCCCGGCTCCTGGAGGACATCAGGGCGATGCGCACCCGCAGCGCGGGGATGACCTACGCCTCGCTGGCCCGGCAGGAGCTGGCCCTGCTCGCGCAGGTCGAGGCAGACCGCCAGGCTGCCGAGGCTGAGGCGGGCGAGGAGTGCACCGAAGACGAGATGATCAGGGCCTTCGCTGCGGATTGGCACGATCTCCCAGAGGCGATCCGACGCCGCATCAGGTCGATCGTGCTCGATGGCGAATAGGCGGCGCCGAAAGCGCATCCTGGGCGGTGCTGCCTCCCTGGTTCGGCGGAATCCATTGGACTATTTCCGCTGGCTGCCGCCCCAGGAGGAGTACATGCGCTCGCAGGAGAGCCGAGTGCTGCTCCGAGCCGGAAATCAGTGGAGCGGCAAAACCACGGTCGGAGTTGCTGATCGGCTGTGGTGGGCACGTGGCAGGCACCCATACAGGCAGGTGCCTGACTACCCGGTGACGGGTTGGATCATGTCGTCGAGTGAGCAGCAGAGCGGGGTCTTGGCGGCGAAGCTGAATGAGATGTGCCCACCCGGATGGATGCACCCTGACGACCAATTCCAGGTCGCGAAGGGCCATTTTCGCGGAAAATACCCATCGATCGGCATCCGTCATGTCTCGGGCGGCTGGTCGAGGCTGTACTTCCGCTGGACCGGGCAGCGGACCCTGAATATCGCGAGCGCGACCGTGGACGGAGTCTGGTTCGATGAGCCCCCGTCGAGCCAGCGAGCCTACCGAGAGGCGGAGCGCCGGACCACGAGGACCGGCGGCGAGATCCGGATGACCTTCACGCCGGTCAACGCCCCGGTGGACTACATCAGAGAGGAGGTAGATGCTGGGATAATCAGAGATATCCACTACCGCATGGAGCCTCAGTGGATGGTCCCCACCGGCGACACCGAGCCGCTCCGCACGTCGGCAGGCGAGCCGATGGACGCGGCGTGGATCGAGCAGCAACGCCGCCTCGTGATGGGCTGGGAGGCGGCGGTAGTCCTGGATGGCGAGTGGGAGTTCAGGGCGTTGGGCCGCATTTTCACGGCCTGGGATCCTGAGCGCCACCTGGTGGAGGGTGACATCTCGGAGCACCCCGATTGTCCGACCGGAGAGGTGAAATTCGCCCTGGGCATCGACTACGGAGACGACGAGTTCCGACAGGTCGCCATCCTGATCGCGATCGACGATTCCGGGCGTTGGCCGAAGGTTATCGTACTCGATGAATGCATATCTACTGGTCGGACCACGACGGATGAAGACGGTCAGGCCATCGTCGACATGCTGGCGCGGTCCGGATTGGCGTGGCGAGACCTCACCTACGCCCATGGTGACCGCCGATATACGGGAGCTCGTGGATCGGTGACCAGGAAGAGCAACCGCAGATTGCAGAGGGCGATCGCCGCGATTCTCAGGGTCCCAACCGCTGAGCTGAGACCTGAGATCCGGGGCGCGAAGAGGGGCAAGGGTGCTGGCGCTGGCGCGAAACATTCGGGCTGTCGATGGCTCCACGAAGCCATGGTCCGACCTGGGCATTTCCTCGTATCCGCCAAGTGCAAGACCTTGTCGGAATCCATCGGAAAATGGGATTGGGGCGAGAAATTCAAGGACCCGATCGATGCGCTAAGATACGCCGCGAAGCCATGGATCACGGCAAAGGTGACGATCGGCCGGACTGTCGAGGTGACGATGCACCGCTGATGCGGTATAGAGGGGACATGCTCCCGCCTCCAATGCCAGACAGCGCAGAGGATCAGCAGAGGTGGCGCTTCACAGCGCTCGCCTATCGGATGCTATACAACAGGTTCGACGCCGATCTTGATGCACGTGTGCTCGCTGAGGTTGGTCCAGAGCGAGCCGGCGCGTGGCGACCCTACGACCGCTCGTCGAACCCGTACCGGCAGGTCTGGGAGCAGCTCGCGACGCTCTACGACCAGGAGCCGGAGATCATCGGTCCGTCGCCTGATGTCCTCGCGCTGATCGCCGAGTCGGGGTACTGGTCAGCATCTCAGCGGCTCCAGCGAGACATTCTCGGCCTGCGAGATCTCCCGGTCCTCTACGAGTTGGACGACGAGGGCTCTCCAAGATCGCATGTGATTTGGCCACAATACGCGACGGTGGATGTCCATCCTCGGCGTCCGACCACGGCGATCGCCGTGCACTGGTGGGAGCCGGACCCATACAGGCCCTCAACCTGGGTCCAGTATCACATCGATCCTCGCCGGATCGTCGATGGCGAGGGCGGCTATTGGGCCACCGACACGCGCGGATCCGACATCACGATGGATGTGATCGGCACCAACATCTATCCCTGGATCGGCCAGGACGGCCCGATCCAACCCGTCGTCTTCCGGCACGCTGCCATGTCAGGCATGGCCTGGGATCCATATTTCGGCAAGCAGATTGTTGAGGGCGGACTTTCTCTTTCGGTGCTCTTCACCCATTACGCCCACGTCGTGAGACACGCGACATGGGCCCAACGGTGGGCGCTCGGAGTGAGGCCGAGGGGCGCGACCACGACAGACGGCGGCGCAAGGCAGGTGGTGGCGGATCCGGCAACGTTGCTCCAGCTCGAACAGGATGAGGATGCCACGTCGCCTCAGGTCGGCCAGTGGACGGCGGCCACCGACGCCGAGAAATTGGTGAAGTCGATCCTGCTCTACGAGCGCCGTCTCATGGACCAGGCAATCGGCGGCGTGGCGGTCAGCCGCCAGCAGTCCGACGTGAGATCCGGCATGGCCTTGGCTGTCTCTCGCGACAGCCTGGCGAGAGCAGAAGCCAGGTTCGCCCCGGTGTTTCGCGCTGATGACCGCCGAGCGATCGCGATTTGGTCGTCGCTCCTCGGCGCAGCGACGGGGAAGACCTACCCTACGACCTGGCCCGCGACGACCGGCAGGACTCGCCAGTCGATCTTCGGCAATGAGCGGCCGGAGTACGACATCGAATATGCAGTTACGACGCCGATCGCAGGCGCGTGAGGAATCATGGCAGACAGCAAGACGCCCGAGACCCCGCCGACCCCCCAGACCCCGCCGGACCCGCCGACCCAGAAGCGCCCGCCCGAGGAGGGCCCCAAGATGGTGCCGCTGGAGCGGCTCTCCGAGGTGGTCGCGGATCGCAATCGCCTCCGCGACGAGCTGGCCGAGGCAAAGGCCGAGGCGCAGCGTCTGACGGAGACGGCGGCGACGGCGAGCACGCTGGCCTCAGAACTGGAGACCTGGAAGAAGAAGGCGTCGGACGCTGAGGATCGATTCAAGTCCTTCGCGGAGGTCTCGAAGCGCGGAATCGGGAATCCCGAGATCGTCGAGGCCATCACGGCCCACTGGGCCGGCCTGCCGACGAAGGATCGCCCGGAGCTGGGGGCGCTCCTCGATTCCTGGCGTCCGACCGAGGAGAAGCCCGACGCGCTGAAAGACGCGCCCCTCCTTCTCCGGCCCCACCTGGCGGCGGCCTGGCAGCCCGGCAAAGGGCAGCCGAAGCAGAAACCAGGCGTCGGAGGCGGCCATTCCGGCGGTGCATATCAGCCCCCGCCGGGTCGCTCCGACATGAGCGTCGAGCAGCTCCAGACCGCATTTTCCGACGCTCTCGGCGGGAAGATGGGCCTGGACGACCTGAGAAAACTCCTCGGGAGCAGTTGATCTCTGGTCAACCGCGGAGTAGGATTCAGCCAGATCTTTCCACCCCCATACGCTCAGGCGTCCGCTCTCGTGAGCCTACCACGTAAAAAGGTAGGGCGTACGCCGATCCCCGCGAGGGGAACTCCGGTTCGGGCCGCCACCCGTAAAAGCGTATGCCGGAGAGCTTCGACCGATAGGAGCCTCCGACGATGGCCAACGAAATCCTCTACACCGGCATCGGCAACCTGCGTACCGCAACGGAACTCGCGGGGTTCTACGCCCTGCTCCTGGCGGAGCGCGGCTCCATGGGAGCTCTCAGCCACCCGGCGCTCACGTACGCGGGCTCGGCCAAGCCCGGCTCCACCGTGGTCCAGGTCCCCGAGGTGGGCCTCATGGGCTACGACGAGATGACCGATGGCACCGAGGGATCGGACCCCGGCAACACGGCGCTGACCGACGGGAAGGCGCTGATCGACGTCGGGATCAAAGAGAAGATCTACGCCCCCGGCGATCTCGCCAGGATGACGGACCCCTACGGCATGTTCAGCGCCGAGACGATGGCCCGCGACCTGGTCGCGAGCGCCGCCCAGAAGCTGATCGACATGGTGGTCGCCCTGGCCACCGGGTTCACCACCAACGTCGTCGGAAACTCGGGGGTGAACCTGACGATCTCCGACTTCATCGACGGCATCACGGCGCTCGACATCGCGAGCGCCGAGGCGATCGCGATGGCCATCCTGCATCCCCGCCAGTGGGGCGACCTCGCGCAGGACACCCTGTCGGTCGGTGGGACCCCGCAGATGCGGACGGACGTGTCGGGGATCGCCGACTTCGCCCGCGGCTACAAGGGCCAGCTCTTCGGCGTCGACTGCTTCGCGAGCAACCGGTGTGACACGTCCGATGCCGGCGCGAACGTCAACGGCCTGTTCATCACCCCGGGCGCGATCTACTGGGCGGATGGGCAGTACACCCCCGAGCCCGGCGACCCGAACATCCTCGACCTGAGCCTCCCCGGCCTCCCCGTCAGAGGGCGCCTGGAGCGTGATCGCGATGGGCGTTCCGGTCTGACGGCCTGGATCCTGCGTGTGCTCCTGGGCGTCATCGAGGGCCAGGACGCCGCCGGAGTCCGGGTCAGGTCGGACGCCTGACACACTGACCCCGGCCGTCGAGTGACGGCCGGGCCACCAAGGAGCCAACATGGCGAGAATCAGCGGCCGAGGCAGGAAATCGACCGAGAAACCAGCGGCGGAACAGGCCCGGAAGCTGCCGGGCGCGGTCGCGATGACCGTGAAGACCCCGCCTCTGCTGGTCTCGACAGACAGGCCTCCCATGCCAGCATTGCCGGTCCGACGCCAGTTTCTGCTGGCGTGGAACCGGAACGTCTGGATGGTGATGGCCGGGATGATCGTGTCCGCCCTCCACACGGTCAGACTCGAGGGCGGTGTCGACGGCTGCCGGGTGACCCGCAAGGGTGCGATCGACATCGGGTCGCTGAAGTCCAACCTCGAGCGGAACGGCTGGAACATCATCCCGACCTCGGCCGGGCCGGGCGGATCCTACATCCGCGAGGTGGAGACCGACCCGACCGGCCAGGCGAGAAAGCCGCGTCGGACCTACATTTCGGCATGGGAAACCGCCTTTGCCGGGTCGCGCAAGACGCGCACCGACACCAAGGGCTACGCGAAGTGGCTCCGGGGTCTGGTCAAGAGCGGCATGATCCCCGACTGCCCGGCCATCGTGGCCGAGCGCGAGGCCAAGCGTGCCCGAGATCGGGCGATCAAGCTGCAATCCTTCGTCCAGTCGGGCAAGACGGCGGCGGCTCCGGCGCTGGAGACGGCGCTGGAGACGGCGAAGATCTGGGAGGCATACGCCGCGAAATTCGATCCGAGCGCCTCGGATGAGCTCGATCCCGAGCTGGCCGCGAGGGAGGTGCCGTCGACCCCCGCCACCGTCGAGCTGACCGATGGGTGACCGACTCCGAGACCCGGGCCTGGCCTCCGCCTCTGGTGGTGAGCGCCCCGGCGATCGTCGGACGATCGAGCGTGTGACCGAGCGCATCATGGGCGACGGCGTGCCCGGTGGGACCGCCCATGAGCTCGCGGTGCGATCGATGCGACGTGTCGACCGGATGCGCCGTGAGCGCGGGCAGCGCTGATGCCAGCGGGCTCGACGACCACCTACCGATCGGCGCGGATCCTCGCTCCAGACCTGCTGGTGCGCGAGGCGCCAAACGTCCTCACCTGCCCGGTCTACCAGTCGGGCGCACTGGTAGCCCCGACCTCGGGCACGGTGACGGTCTACCGCCCGGATGGGACGGCGATCATCGATGCCCAGTCGGTCACCATCACGGGCTCCATCGCGACCTACACGATCTCGGCCGCGACCCTGCCATCCACTGAGTCGCTCGGCCTGCTCTGGATGGTGGTCTGGGCCCTGAATTTCGCGTCCGCGCCGACCGTCGAGACCTACCGCAACGACGCGGCCCTGATCCGATACGCCCTCTACCCGACCCTCACCGACGCCGACCTCTACCGTGTGGTCTCATCGCTCGATCCGTCAGGTTCGACGCCGATCACCACGGAGACGACCTGGCAGGACAAGCGAGACTTGGCCTGGGGCGAGATGATCGGCACGATCATCGAGTCCGGCGAGCGGCCAGACCTGATCACGACCCCGAGCGCGCTGCATCGCGCCCAACGAGAGCTGACCCTGGCTCTCATCTTCGACGACCTGTCAAGCCGGTTGAACCCGGCATATGCCACGATGGCCGACAAGTACCGTCGGCAATACAAGGATGCCCTGAAGTCACTGTCCTACGGCGTCGACAGCGACAACGACGGCCGCCAGGACTCCACCTCACGCCGGAGCCTGTCCGGCACCCTCTGGCTCGGCGGTCACGCGGGCCTTTAGGAGCGAAAAAATGGCCTCCAACCCCGAATCCATCGGCCAGCAATACGGCGCAAAGACGCTGCTCGCCGGCGCTCTGCGTCTGTCGGACGTGGGCAGCGCGGTCTCCACCGACTACGCCGAGATCATCACCGGCGATGGGGTGCCCGCGGGCGGCTACGGCCGCGACAGCGGCGCCACCATGGTCTACATCCGGCAGGACGCCGCGGGGGCGACCACGGCCCTCTACGTGACCGCAGACGGCGGCACGGGATGGACCGCGATGACCGGCACGAGCCCCGCCGCCTCGGCGGTGACGGTGGCCGACGCTGCCGGATACACGACCGCCGCCGACGTCGAGGCGGCCCTGGCCGAGCTGGAGCAGCTCCGCATGGTCGAGCTCGCCGACCCCGGAGATGCCGCCGCCATCCCGGTGACCCAGTCCGCCGACATCGGCATGACGACCGGCGCGGCGGGCGAGACGGGCACCCTCGCGGATCCCACCGTGGTCGGGATGACCCTCTCTCTCCACCTCGACACCGACGGCGGCGGCGACCGTGTGATCACGGCCGCCAGTGCCCTCGACAAGGCCGGCGACACGATCATGACCTTCGCGGCGGCGGGCGACTCGGTGCAGCTCCTCTCGGTCCGTGACGGCGCGGCCTCCTACGCCTGGCGCGTCCAGGCCAACGACGGGGTGACCCTGAGCTGATGTCCCTCTCGATCTCCACCATCCGTGCCAGAGTCGCAGCCGGGATCGACGCGATCCCGGACTGGCACATCAGCCGATGGGCAGGTCCGAACCTCGGTCTCGAGACCGCGGATCGGCTCCATCGGTGCGCCCTGGTCGAGGTCCCGACGACCGAACTGTCGACCTCTCGCCAGAGGCCGAGGCGCTCCGAGGGGGCATGGGTGGAGAGCCGAGTGGTGGTGCACTGGGCCTGGCGACTCCGGGGGGATGCCCAGCTCACCGACTACGACGCGGCGGCCGATGCCGAGGAGCTGCTCATCGCCGCTGTGCTGGGAATCTCCGCGTCGGACCTCACGATCCGCTGGGTCTCATCTGAGCGCCCGGTACAGGAGCCAGATTCCGACTGGCTCGTCGGACATCTCACCTTTCGCGCCCAACACATGATGGCGCTGGAGTAGCCATGGCCCTGAACACCTACCCGAAGACGGACATGGACGGGACCATCACCCTGTCCGACGGTACCGGCGTGGCGGTGACCCTGACCGTCCCGATGACCAAGGGCGACCTGTCGATCACCGGCCTGGAGGAGGGCGGCGCCTCGGGCCCGCCGCGGGAGGACGTGGTCATCCAGAGCCGCGGCACGCTGCACGCCGTCAGACGGGGTGCGATCAAGTTCCCAGAGCTGGACTTCTCGGCGTTCCTGCCGGGCATGACCTCTTCCGCCGTGGGAGCCGTCCGCGACTTCCTGGGGTTCGAGGGGGCATATTCGGCCAACATCTCGACGATGAACACGGCGGCCGGCTCGCCCAAGACCCTCGACCTGATCTTCGCGGTCGAGGGCACCGACCACGGCGACGTCGACGAGACGGTGACCTGCACCAACGTCAGGTTCACCTACGACATCGCCGAGGCCGGCGATGGCAACGTGATCTCCATCAAGGGCACCATCTACGGCACGGTGACCTACGCGACGGTGCCGTGATGCCTGAGTCGGTGACGGTCACCCTCGGCAGCCACACGGCGATCCTGCGGCCGCTGACCTCGGTAGCAGACGCGGTCGACCTGTCGATCCTGCGTGGCCGCTCTGAGGCGGCCGCCGCCGGTGCAGCCCTCGGCCTGACCTGGCCCGGCAAGCCCCCCTGGGGCCGCGTGAGGCTCGCGGAGCACTCCCACGACCTCCGGGCCTATGGGCGGGCCGTCTTCGACCTGGCGTGCGCTGTGGCGCCGCCTCTGGAGGTCTACACGGTTGGGCAGACGGCGCTCCTGGTGGCGACGAGCATCCTGCCGACCGCCGAGGAGGAGGAATCGGCCCTGGGAAATTCAGAGGGCCCGGTGGAGCGTACCTCCGGGCCGTCCTCACCATCTGCCGCGAGTACGGTGGAGACCTCGACTGGTGGCGAGGTCTGACCGGAGAGGACCGCGCGGTGTATTTCGCAGACCAGCAAGAGCGAGTCAAGGCGTACAACGCCGAGATCCGCAAGATGAGCCGATGAGGATCACAGCCGGTCACATGAGCGCCGAGATCTCCCCCGTCTTCCGGCGCGCGGTCGAGCGACTGACGAGCACCCGGGCCTTTAGAGCGATCGGCCGTCGGATGGAGCGGGAACTTTCTGCGGTCGAACGCGACGTCTCGTCGGTCTGGCCCATCGGTGCCACCTCTACCCCGAGAGCCGGTCGCAAGGTTGGCCAGCCGAACAGCGGCCAGCACTCGGCTGACGAGTTCAGGGTTTCGACGCGGGTTTTCGGCCTTGCGACGGAAACGACCCTGGCCAACGGAGCCAGGTACGCCTATTTCATCAAGTCGGCCCTGCTCGGGCTGACGCCGCTGCAACAAGCAGCGGCATTGCAGAAGGCGAACGCCGATTATCAGGCATGGCTCCGTGAGCTCCGAGAGGCTGGCGAGAAGAAGCCCCACGGGGTGGGCCCGCGGGCATTCCTGCCCGGTCCAAGGCGTTCGACCTCATCTTTCATCCACCGCCGCGCGAGGAAGACCGAGGGCAAGCTTGCCGTCGAGGTGGTCGAGCTCGTAGCAAAAGCGACGTCGGAGGCCCTTAATGGCTAAGGTGCCACTGTCATACGTCGCGGACATGTCCGACGTCAAGAAGCAGCTCGCGGAGATGACCGGGCTGACGGAGGCGGAGGTCAAGAAGCAGCTCCGGTCGATGGACCGGTACTACAAGGCCCGGGCGGCAGCCGAAAAGCGCGCAGCCAAGGCGGCGAAAGCCTCCGCAAAGGATACCGAGAAAGCCTGGGCGAATGCCGCAAATGCCGCGAAGATGGGCGCGGCGATGCTGGCGATCGGGGCCGGCGCGATGAAGCTGACGCAGCACGTCGCCGACCTCCGCAACGAGATCAACGACATGTCGACGAGGACGGGGATCGCCTCCGACACCCTGGCCGGGCTCCGTCTGGCGGCCGAGGGCTCAGGCGTCCAATTCTCCGAGCTGGAGTCGGCGCTGGCCGGATTCCCGAAGCGTATGCAGCAGTTCGCTGACGGAGGAGGCAGGGCGAAGGTAGCTTTTGAGAAGCTCGGCATCTCGGTGATCGATGGCGCAGGCAACCTCCGAGACGCCGACGACGTGCTGAGGGAATTCCTCTCACGCTTGGGAGACGTGGAGAGCCCAACCGAGAGAGCGGCCCTGGCAACCCTCGCGTTTGGCGACTCCGGCTCAAAGCTGCTCCAGGCCCTCG